AACCGCCACGTTACTAGCTGCGGTAATCGCACCCGGCATAGCAGATGCGCCGATAGCCACGTTGTAATTCCCCGCTGTTGCACCTTTCAGCGCATTGTACCCAAGTGCCGTGTTGTAACTATCATCAGCAATCGCAGCACCTGCTTGGTGGCCGACCAGCACGTTCTGTGTGCCGCTGGTGATTGCCTCCCCGGTTTCCAGACCAATGGCTAAATTGATATTGGCTGCGGCGTATGAAATGTTTGACAACGCATTCGTCCCAATAGCGATATTAGATGAAGTCGCAGCAGTACAACCACCTAAAGCATTTTTGCCTATCGTAATGTTATCATTTGCAGCACCAACTAAACCATCAGCAGCTTGAAAACCAATGGCCACGTTGTAGTCGCCGGTGGTCATTGCCTTACCAGCATCGCGTCCAATGAGTACGTTGCCGGGGCCGTCTGTAATTTTGTAACCGGCGGCGTAACCTAGTAGAACATTGCTATCGCCACTCATCGCTGTGCTGGTGTTCTCAATAGAACTGCCAGCATACGCACCAAACACAGTGTTGTAACTGCCTGTGCCCTTGGCGTAAGACATCTGACCTACCGCTGTGTTTCCGGGTGTATCAACTATGGCACTACCTGAAAGATAACCGACAAGCGTGTTGTCATTACCACCAACAATCGCATCACCCGCGAATCCACCAATGGCGGTGTTCTTGACGTTGCCGTTTTGTGCCGTGAGTGCGTTGTAGCCGATGGCTAAACAAAAGTCTGCGCTAGAATTTTCCGCGCCTAATGCGCCTGTTCCAATCGCTATATTGTAGTGTTCAACAGCAGTTGCTGCATCCAACGCGCCGTGGCCAATGGCGATGTTGTTGTGGTTGATTGTCATTTCCTGTCCGGCACTCTTGCCAAGCAACACATTAGAATAGCCAGTAGTCAGCGCAGCACCAGCGGCACTACCTACAATTGTATTTACATAACCTGTCGTGATTGCCTTACCGGCTGAACGACCAACCATCGTGTTGTCATCGCCGTTACCGTCTACTGATCCACCAAACGCACCAGCACCACCAGCTTCGTAACCAACAGCGGTATTGCGTACACCACCATAAGTAACGCTGCCACCCAGCGCGTTGAGTGCGTTGTAACCAATGGCCGTGTTCTTTGAAGCGTCACGGTTCTGGTTTAGCAATGCGTTGTGACCGATGGCGACACAGCCGTCCGCACCAGAATTTTCTGTGGACAATGCATTTGTGCCAATGGCGATATTATCAGCTTCACCTGACTTGGCAGCGGTCAATGCAGCTTTGCCGATGGCGATGTTGTTGGAATTGTCTTCTAAACTAGAACCGGCATTTACACCCAGCAACACGTTGTTTTCGCCGGTCGTAAGATCGTAGCCAGCAGCATAACCCACAACCGTATTGTACCGACCTTGGGTTCCTGTGCCGCCAACAACTCCTAAACCACCGGCATCCATACCGATAAAAGTACAACCATATGCGGTGGTCATATTCTTGCCGGTGTTTGTGCCAACACAAGTATTGTAGTCACCAGTAATCACCCCAACACCACCGGCTTGATAACCCACATACACGCTGTTTGTGCCGCTGGTCAGATTGAGTGCGGCGCTGTAGCCGACAGCCGTGTTGTATGCATTATTAACGTCTTGATCTTGTAGTGCTTGGAAGCCAATCGCAACAGTTCCGCTTCCAAGTGTGGCGGTGGTATTTTCTGTTGCGAGTGCGTTGTAGCCGATTGCAACTGCGCCGATTGCAGTTGTCTGCGCCCCACCCGCCCCATAACCAATGGCGATATTTGAATTTCCCGTCGTGATTGCATCCAGCGCGTAATTGCCTATGGCAATGTTGGAGTTGCCGGTTGGCTTGTCACCAGTAACACCGGCAAGTGCGTTAAGACCAATCGCAACGCAATGATCTGTTGATAGACAATAAACACCAGCACCACTTCCAGTAAATGTATTGTAGCTGCCAGTAAGATATTGACCCGTCCAGTTACCCACCAGAACGTTCTGATCGCCGCCGGTAATTGCTGTTCCAGATTCATAGCCAATTGCAGTATTGTCCGCACCGTCAGTACACGCATCCAAGGCGTAGTTTCCGATGGCTATGTTTTGGTTGCCGGTGGCTGCTGCAATGGCTGTGCCAGACAGTGCGCCTTTGCCGATGGCAATGCAGTCGTCTGTCGAAGAAGCGTACGCGCCAGCATCTTTTCCGAAAAAACTGTTCCTTAAACCCGTAGTTGAATAACCCGCAGTAACGCCAACAGCGGTGTTGTAATCGCCTGTCGTAACTGCTGCTAATGCGTCTGCACCAAGCGCAGTGTTTTCAAGACCTTCCGTACAAGCACCTAAAGCGCCCTTGCCAACCGCAGTCAGAAAAGTCGCACTCGTCGCTGCATCTGCTGCACCACTACCCACGGCAGTTGCATTGCTGCCGGTGAATACACCGAGTGCGTTGTAGCCAAGCGCTGTGTTTTCATCGGCACAATTCTCGGTCAGCGCACCATAACCTAACGCTGAATTGTTGTTTCCATCATCGGTTCCATCCAGCGCGTACGAACCAACACCCGTGTTACGCTGACCGCTGGTGATAACCGCACCAGTTTGTGCGCCGACCATTGTGTTGTCATCGGCAGCGTTGTCATTCAACGCAGTCAGCGCGTTGACACCAATAGCCGTGTTACGAATTGCCGTGGTTGCTGAAACATTAGAATTAAGTGCAGCCGTGCCAACTGCCGTGCTATTTACGTCACCATTCGCACCGTGGCCAATGTCCAGACTGCCGACTGTGAGTGCGCCAGTTTGCGAGATAGTCAAAGCACTAACATCATTGCACTGAATTATCGCTGAACCAGTTCCCGGTGGTAGAAAATTTATGATGCCGTTTGCATTCGTGCCGGTCGGCGTAATTTGTATCTGTGCATCTGCGTCACTGCTTGTTAACGCCAAGTGGCCAGCAGCGCCGATGGTGAGACGAAGTACGCCATTCGTACTAAAACCCAGCGCATCCGCACCTGTCTGGTACAGACCTGTGTTTGTGTCACCGTTAAAAATTATGGATGGTGCCGCAGCAGAACCAGCAGATGCATCTATTACGCCGGTCGGTGATATTGACGGTACCGAAATCGACAGGATATTGGATCCGTCTTCATCTATCGTGATGCTGCTGCTCCCGGTGGATGCCAACCACTTGAATACTTCGCCCACACCATCGGATTTGATGATGGGATCATGTTCAATGGTCGTACCGCTGGCCTTGATAAAACCGCCAACTGAAGTTCGTGCAAAGCCCATCGTTTAGTCTCCTTGCCGCCCGGAATACGAAACATTGACCTTCGCCCCAGCAGTGCTGGAAATAAACGAAATCTCCTCAGTATAACCGGACAAATTAAGCGTACCACCCGTCCCATCACTGTCGGCACCTCCCGCCGCCAAAATCATCGTGAAGTTTGTCGTACTCGCCGCCGAAGCACCTGGATCAGACGTTAAGCGAACAAAAATCGGTGAAGTCCCAATATTCTGAACCATGCAGAATGCCGGAGCCATGTTTGTCGATGTAAGCGCATACGCGGTGTCGGCATCTGTCAACGTCACGACACTGTTCGTCGTTCCGCCAAAGTCCGCTAATGAATCATTTTGTCTAGACATAATCTATATTCCCCATGCTCGTTTTACTTTGTTCTTGCTGTGTTCACTGCGCCAGCCGCGCTTTGAGTTTTCCTGCTTGTAATAGCCGCGCTTGATCATCTGCGCCTGTGTCGGAAACGATTGTCGCCCAACAACGGTAAAACTCGTCGGCACCCCAAGTCTCTCCCAGGTGCCTGTTCCATCACTAAAATTATCGAGATCCGGGGAGGCTTTGATCTCTCGCACCTCCCCGGTCTCGCGATTCTCGAAGTCGAACAACGGCATTAACTCAACGGATATAAAGCTAACCAGTACCTGGTGCCTTCAGTCTCAACCAACACCCCAACCGGGGTGACACCAGTAGTGACATTCGCACTCGACATATTGTTTGAACCGTTAGCCGATGTATCCTGTGTTCCCGTGAACTTCAAAAGCGGTGTTGCTGAATCAGCGGTAGTGCCGTCACCAATCGGTGCTTTAAACTCAACCGCTTCAACCGTTCCCGCCCCAGTCGCATTGCTGGCAATGCGCCGTCCTTCTCTTGCTCGTCCAATTATTCTTGTACTCATGTTTTAATATCCTCCTGCCGCATCGATTTCTTCCATTGCAGCAATCAACTCACCCCGCTCCGGGGCTTCAACTGCCGCTGCTTCATCCACAACCTCCTCGGCGTAGGCCGGCTCGCCATTAACGGTTTCCATGCCAACAACGGCATATTCATCGCCAATCGACTCAACCGATCCCTCGACAGTGAAGCTCACCGCATCACCAACCGCCGGGACAATCATGGTTCCATCTTCATCCGCCACTTGTAGTGCGGAAACCGGAATATCTATCTTGGGCATAATATATAAACGCCCGGGAGGCTATTAACCCCCCGGGCTTATTGATTAGCTGTAATTGGTGACCGAGTAGATGTTCACTGCGTGGTTCGCGTTGATAATCGCGCCCCCGTAGTAGAACTTGAACCCAATCGTGGTCAACTGCGCCAACGGATCGGACTTGTCCGGGCCTTGGGAGATGATCATCTTCGGTGAATACGCACTCATCGTCGCCAGGTTCACACCGCCGTAAGACTGGTCACCCACCACAAATGTGGAGTACCTGGTGCCAGCAGCAGTATAGGTGTGCTGAGTGTTCTGCCTATACGGATTGGTTGTCGCCACTACGCGAACTCCCATGTACCGGCCCACCTCGCCTTTGAACAATTGGTCCGGGCTGCCATACTTGCTGGCCTCCAACCAATCATCGTCGTTCATCAGGTCGCGGGCGACTTCCGGTGCCATGATGGCCGTGAAGTATCCGCCACTCGGACGAGCGTTGTTCACTCTCAGGTTGGTCGACGCATCCAGGATGTCGAGCGCAGTCATCGCGTCATCGGTTCCACCGACTGTCGCGTAGTTTGTCGCCGCACCTGCATAGCGCAACTGGATTGCCGTCGAATCGCCCAGGATGTCCCGTAGCAACTCGTCAACCTTCAGTGCTGCGTCCTGTCCGTTCTGGACAGTTGCCTGCTCCATTGTGTTGAACAATTCAACCGCACTCAGCAGATCACTGATTGTCACGATCTGTCCGTACTGCGTGAGCGAAACGTCAACCGTTTGCATACTTAACTGCTTTGATGCACCCGTTCCAATTGCCGTGCCTTCAGTAAGTGAAGCAACATCGGTTGTTATTGGTTCCGGGTAACGGAAGAACCTCACCGCTTTATGCCCGGCCTTGCCGGGTAGCGGTGCCTTGTAAGCAAACTGATCAAGAACAATTGTCTTGAGCGTTTGTTCGAGTAACTTCTTGTTGAAGTAATCTTGAAGTGTTGACTGTGGCCCCGCCGTAGAGGAGCCAGTAGTCGTTAGCGTTGTTCCTGCCATAATATTTTATTTCCTAATTTAATTTGTTGCGAACATGCTCAACCCGTTGTCATCCGCTTCCTGCATCGCTTTCATCAACTCCGCCCGTTGCTGATCAGCGGGCAGGTTTCCAAACGATTCAACTTCGAGGACGTTTCCGCCGGGTTGGCTTCCGTTCAGTTGTGTTTTCTCTTCATACTCAGCAACCTTCTTTTTAAGGTCGCTGACCTGTTTCTCCAGTGATTCGGACCGGTTGGCCCGGAGGTACACCACCGCACCTTCGACAGCATCAGTAATGCCTTCGGGGTACTGCGTCAGGACAGGTTTTCGCTCAAGCAATTGACCGACCATTTTGAACAGTTCACTGTTCTGGTCGTTCAAGTCTTTATGCTCGGTCGCCGCCGCCTTCCAGTTTGTGTCCCACTTGGCTACAAACTTGGCCTGCTGCTTCTTCGCGTCCTGTTCCACAACCGCTGACCTGGCCTGCTCCGCCGCTTTTCTTGCTGCTTCGGCATTCGCGTGATCGCCTTCATCCTCGAACTCTTTGGCTATTGCCTCGTATTCATCAGGTGAATAACGACTGTTTGCCGACCTTTGACTAATCTCGGCCAGCGACTTGGTCTGCTGCTCCTGGAACGATTTGCGTTCCGAATCCAACTCGGCGCGTTCTTTCTTCAAGGCCGATTTCTCGGCATTGACCTCGCGCCAGGTCTTGTTGGCCCGCTCCTGCGTCTTTTTTGCCCGGGCATACTTCGTTTGAGGCTTTTTATCCTCCTCAGTCTGCTCCTCGGGCTTTTCCTCCCCGGACGATGAATCGTCCGCCGGTTTCTCCGGTTCTACTTCTTCACTGGGTTTGTCATCGGTAACAACTGGTTCCTTTTCGGGTTCCTCGGCCTGCGGCACCGGGGCTATGTTCGCAGTGTCAAACGCGGAAGCATCGGCATCCGCCAATGCTTTTAGCAATTGCTCGCGCTCAACATCCAACTCGACTGGTTTTTCTAGCAC